GTAATCAAAGAACTCTTTTGAAGTTGTCTTTGGTGCAGAGTCCCAGACCTCGGCCAACTGCTCATGCTTTCGCATTGACAGAGCAACAATAAAAATCGTCGGTCGCTGGTCTTCTGGTTTCTCCTCGTCGTAGTCTAAGTAAATTGGAAACCGATAGCCCGGCTCTAACGCTCGCCCCATTGTCTCGCCTCAACTATTAAACCTAAGGTGCAGAAAAAACGATTGTCAGCTCATCGTTGCCAGCCGCCGCGCTGCGGTTGCACTGGAAGGAAATCGTATCCGTTACGATTCCGTTCCGGTCAGCCTCTTGCACATTTGTAATCTGAAACTTCGGAGCATTGATTGCAAACTTGTCTGTAGTGTTTTCAAGGTCAAACGCCAGCGCTCGCTCAGTATGGCTGAGCCAGTCGCCATAAGGATTCGCCTCAGATACAAGCGTAGATTCTGGGTCAATCGAGCCCACAACGTTTCGGTCTGTAATCATTGCCGCAGCATACCCGCTATTGTCTGAGTTTGTCGCGCACTCGCGAAGGATAACCGTATTGCCTGCATCGACTTCAAGCCGAGCAAAGCAGGGCGACCAACTGCCGATGGTAAACGTCGCGTTTCCAACTCGCAGCGGCAGGGCTGTCGGATAGGTCGGAGCAAGAATTGCCAAGTCCGTTACATCAACCCAAACGCCAGTAAACGTCCATTCAATAACGGCAATCTTTCCGGTCTCAAAAATCATCTTGAACGTCCCGGCACAGCCACGCATCAGCTTTCGCTTGCCGTCAATATAAGCCCCAAGCGTAAGGGTTTTCACATTAGTTCCCGGTGCTTCTGTCTTCGGGCTGAATGTACCTGTGCTGACGCTCCAGCCGCAGGCAGGCAGAAAGGTCGAAGCCCAGCCCGGTACGCCGCCAGCTCCGCTGCCGTAGACCTCAGTCTTGAACGTGCAGGTTCCGCCGCTCAGCTCGCGGATTGCCGTCATGCTTGAAAAGCTACCGTTGCCCATTCGAGGAGTCATCGTAATCGTCGGCTGCATCGTCAGGTCGAAAACATTAAACGCAGCGTCAGCACCGGCGAGAGTCTCAGCCGTTCCGCTAGTCGTTTCAATCTTTGCAGCAAGAACGTGCTTGCGTTTAATTAGTGGCATTTTCAGTCCCTCCGGTTTTTTTTAAGTGTTGGTCGATAAGGTAGCGAGCCTCAGATTCTATTCGCCGCTCAAATGCGATTTGCAGTTTCAGCTTTGTTGGCTCAAGCATTTTGTTTCTTACGAAGGTTCCCCACGGAGAAACGCCAAACAAAGGAATAATTGGCAAGTTGTCGTGTCGCTTTTTTTTGCCTTTATTTCGCCCTTTGTATTTCAGCGGCACTTCGACCGGCGATGCTCGCTTAAATACATGCCTGCCGAGTCGAGGAATCTCAGGACCAAACGCGCTCAGGGCCAGTGACCGCTTGCCGCCTTTTTCTATTTTGTAGGTCACGCCTTTTTTGGCCTGCTTGGCCCCAAAGTATTTAAGCGGAAATCTTCCCGATTTGTCCAGCTCGCTTATCGCTGAAGTATTGCCTCGCTTCTTTGAGCGCAAAACCTTCTTGAGGTCTTTTTTCTTTATGTTTACGCGACCTGTTATATCAGTGCTTATCAGAGTAACGCCTTGCTTGGCGACGCGCATCGAGGCGCGAGCAAATGCTTTTTCGATTCCGCCCGGTATATCGCGCAGGGCTTGCTCTAGCTCCTGAGCATGTTCTTCTCTGATTTTCATCGTTACGGCCATCGCTCAGGTTCTCACCGTGTAAGGGTTTGTTTCATCTGTGCGATAGATGACTGTAAACTCTAAACGAGCGCCGCCTATTTCTTCAGCATTAACGTTTGTAATTGTGTTGAAAACCGTATTGATTGCGAGCCCGTCCCAGTTGTGCCAGCTTGCAGCCGGGACCGTAATCGCCTTGACCATATCGCTTGCAAACTCATTGCAAAGCGCATCGAAGCTCATCGTATCGTCTTCGCTCGGCCTGATTTCTCCGAAGACAGTAAAAACTAAATCCCAAGCAATCGCTGGCGGATTGCCGGGATGGCTCATCGTTTCGTTATATGTGTTGGAAGTCTGCGTGATTGTGATTTGATAATCTTTCAGATTTCCATTCCAGATTTTTTCAGCACGAATTACAGTTCCAGCTACAGTCGTCTCATAACCGCTGCTTTGAGAAATTAGCTGAAGCCGCTGCGAAACCTTCAGTGCGATTTGTTCACAGATTGCCGTAGCCATTTTTACTTAACCGCCAACTGTAGCATGCCGTGGTCATTGTCCATAACGCGAACAATCGTGCAGGTCTTTTTCTGAGCGTCATTGACGCGAGCAGCAATCAAAATTTCGTCTCCGCCCGTATCAATTTCCTGAGCAGTAATGCCGCTTGTTGCCGAGTTGGCAACGTAGAGCATGAAAGACAAAGCGAGCATATTGCCTGCATCGTCCATCAACGCAGGCGGCTCCCTGTCGACGATGGCGAGAATCGTCCGAGAGCCGCCACTGCGAGGATGATAGACAACAGTCTCGGCAAACTCATCAGAAGACAAGAACACCGAGACCGCATCGCTGGCGATAGATTCGCGTAGCGTCATTGATTAGACCCGTCGAGCCTTCCAGCCGATGTAATCGATTGAAACGCTGTCGGTGTTGTTGTCCGAGGTCTTTTGAATCTGGACGAACGGCTGAAGCTGACCAGTAGCAGCGGCCATCGTGAACGTGGTTGCCGAAGCAACTCGGTCGCCGTCGATGAAAAAGCGAACGTCACTCTTGCCAGCAGCGAACGAAATAACAAAACGGCGAAAGGTTGCGACCAGCGTTTGCCCAGTCGCCTTGTCATCGTTGTCGGTCGTACCGTCATCTGTTTCGATAAGTACCGCGTTTGAGCCGACTAGCTTAAACTGCACGTTGTTCGTAGTCGAGTCCGTATTGTCAGCACGATTTGATTGCAGGCCGAACGTTAGGGTTGTTGCCGAGTCCAGCGTAGCGACAGTCTTAACTCGAAATTCGACTTCAATCAGCGAGTCGATATCGAGCTGTAGTTTGTCGCCAAAGTCCAAGCAAACATTTTGAATCTCAGTTTGTGAGTCAAAAGCCAAAGTTACTACGCCGCCGTGAGCAGCCGCATCTTTGGTATAGGTTGGCGTACCGGCTGAGCTGGTGTCAGTAATCTTCCAGAGTCCCTCGCCGACAGTCGCGGCCAGAGTTGCGCCGCCAATAAAGTCGTCGCCTCCGTAGATAAAATCATGCAAAGGATAAGCGTTGAACATATTGAATTTTCCTCAAGTTTTTTTGTGAATTGAAAGCGAGTAAATCGACTAGGCGTTGTGATACTTGTAAACGCCGCGCCAATCGACAGCAGCAACGCCGAAGGTTTGGCGAACCTTGTATTTGTAAGTGTCAGTGTTGAAGTCCCATTCGTTCTCAAGAACCGGCGACTCTTCACCTTGCAGGAACGATACCTCGACAGTATCGACTGAGGCGTAGTCAGCAGCCATAAACCAGCCGGTCGTGCTATAGGCTTCCAGCACAGGCTCGACGATGACCTGAAGCGGGCGAGAGCCGTTCGGGCCGTAGATATTCAAACTGTTGGAGTTACCAGCAGCCGAGCCGCCAGCGCCGGGGTCAGCAAGCGAGCCGACAAGCTGAAGCGCTCCAGCCGAAACGCTAATCGGCACAATCAAAAACCGAGGCGTTACGTTGATAATCGCATCGCTGGTCAAGCCTTTCTGCTTCATCATCGCCGTGAAAGCGGTATTCAGCGTCGAGACCGATGGAGCAGCCGAAGCGTTGGCATAATTGCTGCCTGAAGCGTGCGAAGCTGAGAACAGGCTGAAGCCATCGCCCATCGTCGGGTTGCTGGTTAGCACGTTATAGACAACTTTGTTCACCTTGCGGCGAGCGGCGTTGCCGTGCATTGCAGGAATCCGCGAGATAGCATCGAGGTCGTCGTTGACGACCGTCTCCCAGCTCACGGTAAAAATCGCACCGTACTTCTCGACCTTATAGCTTTCCTTGCTGTCAGTCATTACGCCTTGCTTGTAAGGCTTTGACTCAGGAACAACCTCAAGGTCAGGAGCTTCAGAAAAACGAATTCGATTGATTGCCTTAAAATCGGCAACAGCCGGCGCCGTTCGAGTCCAAAGCTGATAAGTCGTCGGAGCTTCTTCGTATGCAGTCAACAAGGTTTTGTTGGCGGCATCGAGCAGCAAGTTTGAGAACGTGCCGGTCGTATGATAGGCCGAACGCTCGATATTGAACCGGCTGCAAACGCTCGGCGAGCCAAGAGCAGCAAGAGCGATATCGCGATTGCTCATGCGGTCAGTGTTCACACCCTGACGCTGCAAAATCTTTTCTGCCATTCGCATCAGGCCAAAATGCTTGAACTCTTCCGAGCCTTCAGCAGGCTTGCCGCCAGCAAACGGACTCGTCCGCAGGCCAGCGCCACGAAACGCGCGGCTAATCAAACCATCGCGAATCGCTTCGTTAAACTTGTCATCAGAGCTGCGGGTCACTTCGATGCGCTCGCGCCCCGAAGAAGCTCCCAACGGTTGGTTGGTCATAAGAACTTTCTCCAAAATCTGGGTTCGAGCAATATCTAAAGAGACGCCAGTGTCGCAAAGTTGCTCAGCAAACGAACGCTCGATATTCGCTGCCGAACACAGTGCAACAATTTCCTTTCGCCGCTTCGAGTCTTCTTTCAGGGCTCGTTGAACGGTCTGCTTGATTTCTTCTTCACCGGCCATTGGCTCAGCCATTTTCTTTTCGTCGCCGTAATGACCGGGACGAGCGACCGTTTCTTCGACTTTCATTTCTTCTTTGCCAGCCTCAGCCGACATAATTTCTTCCGGCTCTTCTGCTGCTTCAGCCGCTTCGCTCATCATGCCGACAACCCAAGTCAGGGCTTGCTCTGGGTCTTCAATTTGCTCAGGCATACCCTTAGCGACAAGCATCGCTTTCATTTCTTCAGTCAAAGCGCGTTTCATCAAATCGTCTCCGTTTATAAAGTAACTTCGTCGCAGGTCGCGAACTGTTGAGGTTTCATCTGCGCCCGCCGCGACCAGCGAGGCATCGGTCGGCATCCATCGCGTAACGATATCAGCCGGACCTTCGATTATTTCTCCACGCAGGCTGTAGGTCTCACCTCGCCTGACGCTTGTAATTTGCTTCGGCGTTGCCGTGATGCTGAAGTCAGTTAGATGACCATCGAGCAGTTTTTCGTATGCGCTCTGCGAGTCCGAGTCGCGGGCAAACGTTGCATCGCCGACAAGCTGCGTCCCTTCGGTCCTGATATTACGAACCGAGCCAAGCACGTTACGAACCGTGCTGCGGTCATGCGAGTCGACAATCGGTAGCTGCATCCTGTCAGTGCGAAACTCAACGCCGTCCATTAAAAGGATTTCGCGAATTACAGAGTCTCGCTCTGAGTCGTATCGCTCGATAGGATTTTCACTAGCGACGACGACCTCGACGGATTTTGTTTCTGCGTTTGCCGTTTCAGCGCGAACGCTGACCATCCGCAAAATCATTTTCTGCGGCGGCAGTTCATCAGACTTCCAGCTTTTAATTTGCTTTGGCTTCACTGGCAGCGACCTTTCTTTTTTGTCTGCGGCTTCAATCTGACGAACAAGTTTTCCGGCCCATGCCTCACCTGCATCGCCGCCCCAGAGAGCCCACGCGATGCGGCCTGCACTAGGGAAGCCATCTTCGCCGGGACTCCAGCCTTTACCTTTTTTGTCAACCGCATGGCGAGCGAAATAACTATTCATTCGCTTTGCCGTATCCGCTGATATGTTCTTGCCGTTACTCAGGTCGCGAGCCCTTGCGACTCCGACCATCGTGCCGCCTCGGTTATGTTCGTCGCGCCACTCAAGCCCTTTTTTTGCTTCGGCTCTGACTCCTGCTGGCGGCTTAAAATCAATGTGGTCATATTTCTCAGGCATCGGCCCCCGCCTCCTGCGGCACAGACTCGACCTGACCATCAGCCGCATCAGCGAGCAGCGCCGAGACGTTATCAGCGCTCAAGCCCAGACCACTCAGCAGAACCGTGGCCTGTGCCTGCGTGATTGCGTTTGCCATCACATCTTTAAGCACGTCCATGATTGCTTTGCGATTGCGCTGCCACTGAAGCCGCGAGAGGCCCATCATTTCGCCGCTGCCGGTTGCCGCCTGCTGAACTGGCTGCTGCGGCTGCGATGCGGCTCCCATCTTTGCTTGAGCTTCAGCCTCGACCGCTGCCGTAGGACTGACGAGCCCAAGCTGCTTGAGCAGGTTTTCTTCTTTTGCTCGCTGATAAAAAACATGGCGCCAGTTTTTACCTCGACTGCCAAGCTCATCGAGATACGTTGTCTGAAATGCCTTGAGTCCTGCTTCGCTCGATTGCTGCTCGCTCTGCGGGTCAACCCATTCCCAACTCGGCGGCATATGTTCACAAGGAGCAGACTTGCGCGGATTGTCGAGCAAGTCCGCAACGCTAGGAAATCCCGCAAGGTCAACCATCGCAGCCGACAAGCAGAATTTATCCCAAACTCTTTGATTTAGTTTCTCAATCAGATACCGCTGCCATCGTCGGAACCTTCTGCGGTCCTCAAGCTGGCTGGCTCGATTGCTGCTGTAGTTTGTTTTGCTGTAGTCTCTGGCGACCGTCTCATAGCTCAAACCAGTTCCGACCGCGATGCCACGAAGCATCAGGTTAATCCAAGGCTCGCTTGCTGAGTTTGGCCTGCCGGGATTCGCAGACTCAATCGACTCATTGGGATTGAGGTGCATTACCATGCCGGGCTGAAGATACTCATATCGGTTGCCGTCCGTGTCGCTGACCTCGCCGACTGCGCTGCTAGGCGGATTGAGACCGCTGATGCCGCCCTCTGTTTTAATTGCTACGGTAAAGCATGAGGCAACAGCCGATGCCTGTAGCTCGTTATCGACATAAGTGCCGAGGTCGCGAATCCAGCTAACGCAAGGAGCGAACATCGAAATGCCGCGAGTCTGCCCGACTCTCTGACGATTGAATAGATGGATAATTTCATCCGCATCGATTCGCCTAGGCTCGCCGCGATTTAGATAAGGGTCTGTCGGATGGTTTGGATAAATCCAGTAAGCGACCGGCCTGCCAAGCTCGTCTAGCTCGATGCCACGATTGATTCTGTGATTTTCGCGAGTCGCGACCTTGTACGTGTCTCGCTCTTCGGCCAGCCGGTCAGCCTCAATCAATTCAAGAGCCAGCGGGACAGGGCGAAAGATTCCGCGAAACTTTTTATCGACTGGAACCATGCGAATCAGAACTTCGCCCGCCTCGACGATTTCTCGCATCGCCATTTGCTGAAGCTCAGCAAATGTATATTGCCCGTTTATTTCGCAGACCTCAGCCCAGCGTTGCCATACGTCATCGCGGCGTTCGTTTATCTGCTCAAGGTCTTCGCCATCTGCTGTTTCATAGGCCGATTGTATATCGATGCCTTTACCGATGACCGAGTTGACAAACGTATCAACAACGCCCCACGCCCAAGCGTTATCCCTGACGAGCATCCGAGCCCAAGCCCGCATTTGATTGGCGCCAAACGGACCACCAAGCTCAGTATCGGCTGAGTTATTTTTCGGTCGCTTGTTTGCGTTTAGCCTGCTCGGCTCTGCTCCAGCAAACGCTCGCATAACCTTGCGAGCCTGCGCTCTGCGTACGCCAGCCTGCGGACTTACTGCCGAGATAATTGAATCGAGTATTTTACCGAGCATCAGTTGTTCGGCCTTGTGAGTTTTGCGAGCCGAAACATCCCGCCGCCAGCCTCGCGAGCGACCCGCTTGAGCAGCAAATCTTCGCGCGTAAAAAGAGCGTTCAGGTCGAGCTTGCTAACTGACCTGCCGCCGATAGAGTAGGACGAATGACCGCCGTAAAGCAGGGCTTGTATCGCATCCTGTACGAGCGTCAGTTCTTGTTCTGCTGATAGTGCCATGCCGCTATCGTGCGGCGAGAGAAAAAGAATTACAAGGTTTCGCCTTGATGCTCGCTGCCGCTTTCCTGATTTCTTTCCGCCTCAACGGAATTGCGAACCGTTACAGTCCAAGAGTTGCCGCAGAAATGGCATTTGATATATCGGACCTTGCCGAAGTCATGGGTAACGGTTCCGTAGATTCTGCTGTAGTTGGTATGCTCTGGCCTGTGCGACTGGCAGAGCGCGCAGGGCGGCGCGACAAACTGCCGAGGCTTTATCGGTATTGGGTCTTGCTGCGGCCTGCGAATGTCTTCTCGTCGATTCTTTCTGTTCATCTTCGCTGCGGAACCCATCCGCCCTCCCTTTGCTTAAATCGTTGACTGCCTGCAAACTGCGTCGATGGTCTTGGCTTCTCAGCCTGAACCGGCTGGCGTATCGTCGATTGAATCAGGCGATGACCGTAGACTCCAGAAGCGGCCAGAGCGAGAGCCATCGCGTCGAGCCAGTGATTGTTCTTGTTAGTCTGAACCCATTTGCGAATCATTCCCTTGCCTTCGACAAACTGGTCGCGGCGTTCTTCGGCAACTATGTGATGAGAAAACGAAAGATGCTTTTTGGGGTCGCCCGATGAGAACAGGCTGAGCGAGCCATCGTTAAGCTGCTGCTGTTCGTTGTAAGTCTTTACCGAAAATCTTTCGTGAACCTGCTGCTTCCAGTGTTCTGTATTTACATGATAGAGCCAGAGCTGCTCGGCAGGCAGCAGACCGGCCCAGCTATTATCGAACAGTTTGCGAGTCGGCCCAGCCTGACCGGGAAAAAACTTGCTCGCTGAATATCCTTTGCTCGCTGCGAACGGAGTCCCGCCGACCTGCCTGATGAAAGCATAAACGGCATCCGTGTAGTCGCCTGAGTCGATGAGGCAGAACGTTGGCGAGTTACTCGAAAGCATATCAGCACGCCAGTCTATCAAGCTCTTCAGCAGCGAGACCTGAACAGCCTGCGGCGTGACCTCGACGCTCATACCGGGCGTTTCCATAATGCCGTAATCGAGAACGTGGCCGATAGCATTGCCGTGAACGTAGACCTTTGCCCAGTGCGAAAAGTATTTGCCAATGTCGAGCCCGACAAATATCTGACCGTCTGACTTCGGCAACTCGTTCTGCTCAAGCCCGCTGATTCGGCTGGCGACCTTTCCAGCAGTCAGGCCGATAGTTTCAGCCGCCTCTTCCATGTCTGGGTCGTTCTGAAGCTCTGCATTGACTCGGCTCATGCCGAGGTCCGCGATGCGATTAAAAAACGCCTGCAAGGCATCGACCTCGATAGGATTGCCGTGCTTGCTGAACCGCTTAGCAAACCTGTACGGGTTCGAGATAACAGCCCCCTCTCGCATCGCTTCTTCGTTTGTGAGATAGAACTGCGTAGCCATATAACCGTCTTTGTCACCGTCAGCCTGAGCCCTCTGACGAATAGCAATGTATTCCTGCCAGAGGTCGCTACGCTCAGGCCATTTCTCCAGCATCCCGTAACGGTCGCCCTCGAAAGCAGGCTTGAGCTTTCGCTCAGTCGCTCTGAATGAATAGCAGCGGCGATTCTGTATTGTCGTCAGGATTACTCGGCTCATCTGCTTGTCCGGCCCAGCCAGCAGAGCGATATCGCCGTCAATCATTTCTTCAATCTGCCAGTGCTGCGTTTCACTGTTGGCGACCTCATGGGTCTCAGGGTCATCGACAAGCGCGAAGTCTGGACGAACTCCGTTGAAATGTACGCCGCGAATCGCCGAGTCAAGCCCGAAGTAAGTCAGATAGCGACCGCCGTAAGGGGAGCCCGGTACATAAGGAAACCCGATTTCGTCCTGAGTCCAGATGATGCGAGTCTTCTCGCCTGCAACGTGCTGCTTCGCCGCTCGCTGAGGCGCTCCGTCCAGCTCAAGGACTGGAATACAGATTTCAGGGAAATCGGCAATCAATAGCTCGTTGCTTGCGAACGTCCGCTGTATCTGCTTAAAAATCTTCTGAGCAGACTTGCGAGTCGCCGCGATAATAACCGGAAAACGAACTCGACAGTCAAGCAAGATAGCGATAATCATCCAGAGAGCAATCTGCGTTTTGCCATCACCGCGAGGGGCCGCTATCGCTTTGTCGCCGCCTGTTTTGGCTCGCTCCCAGATAGCCCGAATCATTGCCCGATGATGAGTCGCAAATGGATTGTAGAAAATCTGCTTGCCGTATGTTTTGAGGAATCGCTCAGGGTCAGCAAGGCAGGCCCGGCGACGATTGATATCCGCCGGTGCTGGAATAAACACCTCAGCCGCCTTGCTCCTCATCGTCCGCTTGCGCTCGATATCGCTCGACTGCTGTTTCGTCGCGTCGCTCTGACCCATCAGCGCCGACATGATTTGCACCTGCTGGCTCTTGTCCAACGAGCCTAAAATCTGCGCCAATGCCGAGCTGCTGAGCGACCTCAAGAAATCGATTTCGGTCTGACTGTAAGGCGGCAGTATGTTCATCTTTTTGGTTTTGTGCTTCGGCTGCTAGTATCGCCTTAAACGCCATCACCTTTTCGCGAGGAGAACTTTTGACGTCCTCTAAAATTTGCATCATTCGCAGAATGCATCGCTCGCGATATGACGCCTGCGTAGGCCATCGTTGTTGTAGAACGCGAGCCATTAGCCGGTCGTCGTTTTGCTCCTGCATAGCTCAGCTTTCTTGCCGGTGAATGTTTCCCACCGCTTTACAATCACGTCGCAATACTGCGGGCTAATTTCCATTCCGTAGCATTTGCGGCCTAGTTGCTCGGCGGCAATTAGCGTTGTGCCTGAACCAAGAAAAGGTTCATATACAATATCGCCAGACAAAGAAAAGTCTGAAATCATTCTTGCGGCTAAACCGACTGGAAATGCAGCTCTGTGCTCAACTGACTCTCCTGTAATTTGAGAGCCAGCACTTTTTATCTGCCAATAATTCCAACGGCAATCGTTATAAACTTGACTCGTTCTGTATTTCTCGCTATTCGACATTACAAAAACAAATTCGCATCGTCTGGAGTAAATGTTAACCTGCGGCAGATTGATTGCGTGACATTTGTCCCAGATTATTGTTTCTTGAACCTTAAACGGATTTTTGTCGCAAAAAACAATTCTACCGTAATCGCAACGGCTTTTTGCATTATATGCAACGTTCCATGCAACAGCATTGGATTCTTTGTCTGCGAACTGAGCCATAACGCTTAAGATGTCAATGCAAAACTGAAAATAATCTTCTTTGCTCAAATTATCGGAGCCTGCATCTTCGTACAACTTAACGCCTTTGGATGTTTGACCTCCTTTCGTATGGATAAAACCATCTGAATGTGAATTGCCCTGATTGTAAGGAGGCGAAGTAGCTGCGAGCTGCCATAGATGATTTTGCATGAGGCGTTTAACGTCTTGATTGTTTGTCGAATCACCGCACAACAAACGATGCTCATTAAGAATCCACAGGTCGCCCGGTTTCGTAATTGGCTCAACCGGTGGGGCCTGCGGTTCGTCCTCGATAATCTCTTTCGGTTCATCCGGCAAAACAATCGGCTCAAGCGAGTTCATCATCTGCTTGATTGCTTCGTTTTCAAATTCAATACCGTCAAGCAAATTCTCAAGTTTTGAATTATCTAAACCTGCCATCGCAGTCAGCGGGTCGAGAGTCGCGAGAATCTTATCCGCTTCCTCTTCGTTCACATCGAGAACCAGAACCGGCACAAGCTCGCCGCCAAGCGTTTCTGTCCTGAGATGACCATCGAGCAGCATCAGTGAGCCGTCTGGCATTTCGCGAGCGATACAGGCATCGGCGATACCGACCTCGGCCAGAACTCCTCGCAAAGCGTCAGCCTGCTCCTGAGGATGCGTTCGCCAGTTCTTTGGGTTTGGCCTGAGCTGGCTTGCTGGTACTCGGCGAAGCTCTTTAATTCTGTCTCGAATCTGCATGATTTCCCCCTGCCCCCAGAATTGAGTTTTAACGAGCGATTTGGTTTGCCCTAGTAGAATATCGATTCGGCCCGGAAAGCTCGCCAGAAGTCAACCTAGAGCGTTTAACGGCAGGCAAAAGCGCGGGACTGTGTGTACGTTTTCTGGTCTCATTCGCAACCGCGAAAC